CTCACCTGACTTAGACTCAACCAGTGCAAGCCACTCACGCATGAATGTTTCCATGTCTGGCTTCTCAGTGTACGATACAGAGTTGTTAGCCAAGGCACGATGCCCAGCTGTCTCCCACCACTGTCCTGACTTAGCGTGACGCATACGGTCATCACTCAGGTTGCTCAATGAGATCATAGCTGAACGTCTCACACCACCTACGACAACGATCTGACCAATGAAGCACATCAAGTCGTGACATTCCATAGAGCTAAGCTTACGCCCCTGTGCAGCCTTGAAGGTAGACACGGCAAAGTTAAACAACTCTACAAGAGGCGCTGGGCCTGACGCCCTGCCACCAAACGTCTTAAGCCTTGCACCTGCAGGGCGTACCTGTGATACGTCCCACTTAGGGATCTCACCAGCCCAGAGGAGAGCCAGAACTTGACGGAACCCCTTAGCCCATCCTTCCTTACTGTCCTTAACGACAACGATAGACTCACTCTCGAACAACTCAGGTACTTCTGGGAGCTTGCTGATGAACTGGCGCTCAACGGAGAAGCCAACCCCCGTCCCGCAGAGGAGAATGTACATAGCCTCATCGAAGGACTTAGGGTCATCTACGGGTAGGTAGCTACAGTTGTACCCTGCTGTGTTGTCACGATCAAGCGCTGGGCCAGCTGTCATCATAGCTCTCATTGATGGCATGATGTCTTGGTTAAGGATAGCCTGCTCAATGTCTTTAATGTAGGAGTTATCCAGCTTAACGGCAGGGCGTACTACATTGTCAATGTAACGTGCCACTGTTTCACCATAGGACTCACGGCCTTTACCGTCAAAGTACTTGGCATAGCGAGACTTGTGGATGAATGATTGATAGTCTGTTGGTAGGTAGTTAGTACTCATTATCGTTTATCTCCTGACCCTTTAAGGGTTCCTCTAGCTTTACGGTCTTGTAGTTTCTCTAGGTTAGCCTTAGCAATCTCACCTAGATCCAAGTTAAGGTCTCGACAAAGCGCTGCAATATACCACAAGCAGTCCCCTATCTCTGCGCCTAGTGCAGACTTATCTAGTTTACCATCACGTATAATCTTCTTAACCTTGTTGGCTACCTCTCCGGCCTCACCAGCTAAGCCCAGCGCAGGGTAAGTGATGGCGTGTTGTGTAGGATATATAGCTGTACTAGCAGCTACCTTCTGGTATGAGGATAGCGTCATGTCCTTATATAGAGCGGTGTCCTTGTAATAACCCCATGCCTCTAAGTCTGTCTCATTAATCATAACCTCTCCTTCACTACTAAGTTTTCTACTTTGACATCATCAACGTCATAGAACATATCTTTAATTAAGTCATACACATCTTCTGGGTGTGCATCTTGTACTGACGATAGGAAGTTAGCATCCCTATCCACATTTAATACAAGTGTTACACTGAACTTCTCATCCATTAAGAACCTACCTTAAGTTTGATACGCTTGGTCTTGACTGCCTTACCTTTCTCTTCAAGCCAGTCAGGGGGTATTACCCTATGTGAATACAGAAAGTTATTCTTTTCACACCACATTGCATATGTTGTTTTAGAACCCTTGTATAACTTAGCCTTGGCATTACTGAACACTAGCCTGATGTCTAACTCAGGGTGTTGTTCCCTTACTGCTAGGTGCTTACGCCTGTCTTCATTATCAAAGATACCCTTTGTCTCAACTATGATACCGTTGTCTAGTATAAAGTCTGGAGTATAAGTCCTGTACCTGAGATCCTTCCACTCAATCTTAAGATCTTCATACCTAAAGTTCTTCTTGTTTTGTTTCAGGTACTCAGCTACAACTTTCTCTAAGCCACTACGGTATCTGTTAGCGTTATGCTTCCGTACTACCAAGCTCATCTCCTATAAACACATAGTCTACCATAGGTTTCTCTTTAGCAGTAGAGACACGAGACGGTAAGGTCTGCAAGTCAGGCCAGCACTTATGCTTGTAAGCACAGAAGCCACACGATACGCCAAGCTTTAGATTACCTGACGGTTTCTTGCGGTACGTCTCAGGGATAGCCTCAAAGCAACGCTCAAAAGGTTTGTCCTCCTTGATGTAAGCTACCGTGTCTTCGATCTTGTTTAACTCTTGATCGACATCTACGGATGATGCATCAACATACTTGAAGTGACCATTAGCTTTGTTGATTACCCACCAGCCACCTACTCCTTTGTTAGCTGCAGTAGCGTAGCCTACAAGCTGGCTCACATAACCAAAGGCATCACCCTTAGCTAAGGTCTCGAAGTCTGAGAACTTATGCATGTAAGACCAGGGTGAGGCAGACTTAACGTCATCAACCTTATCATCTAAGATCATGTCGAACTCACCGTTGATCTCTGTACCGTCAGACAGGGTGAGTACAACCTTTTCATTGTCAGTAAACTCAACAGCAGCAGCCCGAAGTAACCCTTTGAATACCGCCTCCACAATATCTCCTAAGATCATGTTCATCAGGAAGTGTGGAGGGAAAGGTATCTTATCTTCTGGGTCATTCTTTTCGTACCAGAGTTGGCACTTAGGACGCCCGAGGTTGGACATCCTAAGCTTGAACTCATCACGAGGGCCGCTGCTGAACTGCTTACGCATAGCATTAGCTACGTCTTCACCTACCTTAGAGATTACAGATTCATCTACTGTAGACTCGCCAGCCAGTGCCTTCTGTAGGAATGTATGTAGTGCCAGTTCAGCAACGTGGTTCATTATTCAGCTACCTCTACGTCAATGATGTCGTTGATGATGGACTCCTCAGTAGCAGACAGGCCAGAGCTACCACTCTTCTCATTGTGAGTGTCGTTAATGTAGTTGTTCATGCCGCTAATCCACTCCATAAAGCCATCAAGGATGTCCTTATCAGACGGCTGTAAGTCTACCTTGTCACCCAGTGTGATGTCAAACGTGGCGTACTCACTACCGTTAGGCATACTGTGCATCTCTGCACCCATGTTAAGGAAGTACTGCAGGGGTAGAGAGTTCTTACGGTCAATAGACTTCATAATGTCATCTACTGCCGTGATACTACCCCGGCTCTTTACATCCAACACAAAGGGTATCTCTTGCTCTGTGATGGATGCATCCTCAATAGCATTACCGTGCTCATCAGTAGCGCCCTGCATTACTACAGTACCGAACACAACCTTAGTACGCTTAGTATTGCGCATCAACTCTTGTGTTGCCTTAGGTAAAGACTTGAAGTCTTCAACGTAACCAGACGGACGCCCAGCATTGAAGCCTCCTGTGTTATCCTTGAGGTCACCCGTCAAGTTGTTAACGAGTACCGTCTTAACCATAGTGTTTTCATCAGAGTCCCAACGTGTCCACTGCATACGCTGTGCGTAGATGCGGATCTTAGGTGAGACTGCATAGGCTACCTTATCATCCGACTGTAAGAGTTTGTATGCACCAGCTGGTACAACGTCTACTCGAACAGCCTTGCCGTTGATCTCCATGTCACCCTTGAGTGGGCTATGGATCTGACTGAACCGTGCAAGCATTGAGCGCTTACCACTGCTACCTTTCGAGAGACCCATCATCTCTGCAATAGAACGTCCGTCAGTTGTTAGTGTTACTTCTGTGCTAGTCATTGTACAAGAACCTTTCTGTGTACGGGTTAAAGAGGTCTAGTTATAGCACTATACATCCACTGTGTCAAGCCAATTCGGCCCGATCTTAGCTTCTAATAATAGTGGTACATTCATCTCAACATCATAGGCCTCAGCTATGATACGAGTTAGGTCTTCGTTCATACTGTGTATGATAGCAATCACATAGTCCTTCTCCTTTGGGTGTATATCTATAACAGCTGAGTCATGTACAGTATTAACCAAGCACGACTGTAAAGGCTTGAGCCTCTCCTCCAACTCCATCAGTACCACGGGTACTACATCACCTGTAGCGAAGCCCTGCACTGGGTAGTTCTTGATGCTAGTCATGTGGCTTATGCTGCCATTCTCTCTGCGGTGTACGTCAGGGAATGCATACTGCCTACCACTTACGTTAGTAATCTTTAGTAGGGTAATTGCTTCCTTCCCTAGTTTCTTATGCCACTTAGCTACTCCCTTATACTTCTCAGTGAAGTGCTCGTAGTAAGCCTTGACAGCTGTACTTCTACCATAACCTGTAGCCCCGAAGAGGGGTGCAAACGTGTGTTCCTTTGCTTCCTGCCTGGTAGTAGGCTCACCCGCATCAGTGATAACCTGAGCAGTGTAAGCGTGTACGTCTACGCCATCGTCAATCTCCTGCATAGCTACCTCATCCTGTGCTAGGAACGCAGCAGTTCTAAACTCAAGCTGGGCAAAGTCAGCCTCCATAACGTAGCCACCCTCCCAACGAGACACAAACACTTTCTTAACTGGGAAGGTGTTACCTCGTGGCATGTTCTGCATGTTAGGGTTACGCCCAGAGAAGCGGCCTGTTGATGTAGTAGTCTGGGATAGGTCAACGTGTAGCATACCGTCAGGCTTAGTGAACAAGTCAATACCCTCTACGAAGTTAGACAGGTAGCTACCCACAGCATTGTGCCTACGATAGTCAGTAAGAAACTCTATCGCATCATACATACCCTTACTCTTAGCAGTAGCAATCAGTATCTCCAGGTTACCCTTTGACGTAGAGAACCCACTAGAACTGACCCAATCCTTGTTGGGCGCAGAGAAGTTAAGCCCTGCCACTTGGTTCAGCTGCTTCAAGCGATACCCTCTAGCTTCACAGTCCTTACACTTGTTAGGCCTTGCATACTTAGTGCCATCCTTCTTGATGCGATACGTCTTACCTGTACCCTCGCAAGTCTCACACGTATAGGCTTGTGTCTTGAAGATACGATCTGTGTTAGCTGCTACGGTAGACTTGTACTCATCCTTGTTGTTAACGTGATCGAATAGCTCTACCCATTCCTTCTTAGTCTTAGGCTTCTTACTATAGATCACGTTGGACATCTGCTCGGATGAGTTGATATTGATAGGCGTGTCACCCATAAGCTTACGCACGTGCATGTTAAGGCGTGTCTCTAGCTGTGCCTTCTCATCCTCAAACTCTTTACGTACCTCATCCAGTGCAGCACGATCTACCTTGAACCCACGCTGGTACATCTTGCATAGTGTAACTGCAACCTTCATGCTTATGTCCCGCACCCTTATCATAGACTGGCTCTCAGGCTTAGAGTAGTCTTCCTCTTGAGCAAGGAATAACTCACGTGTGACATTTAAGTCACACCTTAGGTAGTCTCTTAGTTCAGCGAGGGGTATCTCATCTGTGTTGTATCCTTTCTTATAGTACTCCTTTAGTACGTCAGTCTTACGGGACGGTAGGTCACGCACCTCAGCGCAATACCCTAAGCCTATACCACGCTTTGTACCACGCAGCAGTAGGTACTCACCTATCATAGTGTCATACACCTCACCGTCATAGGTAAAGCCTGACTCCCATAGCCAAGGTAAGTCATGCCGTGCATTGTGTACAATCAAAAGAGAAGTCTCATCCAGTACAGCCTGTAGTACAAACGCAGCACCTCCACCTGTGTCCTTGCTCTCCTTGTGATCGAAGGTAAGTATATGCTCTTCGTCAGTCTTGTCTACATTGAGAGTACCCACTTGCACTAAGAAGTTACCTGGCTCCCAAGGGTCAAGCAAGGTCTTACCCTCTCGCTTAGTAGTGTTGTTCTCTACGTCTAATACTGTTCTCATCATCTCTCCTTAAGCTGTGTACTGTGCTATGTCGCCATCCAGTTCACAAGTAATACGTCCATGCCAACCGCCATCTAGTTTGTTCTTAGCGATAGTAAGGTAGCGTGTCAAGTCTTCTTCTTCGTCAACGCCCTCAACCTGTCTGTTCTTAGAGATAAGCACCATCAAGTCTGCCTCAGCTGCCTTACCTGTCTTACTACCTTCCATCATAGACATGTTAGGTTGCACTACACCCTCGGCATCAGCACTAAGTTGTGACATCCAGATCACAGCACAGTTGTAGATCTTAGCGATGTTACGTGCATGGATAGCTGCATCCTTTAGATACACATCTGACTTGTCAGAGGTACGGCTAGCGAACTTGTCACCCATGTCTAGCACTACGATGTCTGGCTTGTAGCTCTTAACTACAGCCTCAACCCAGGCCATGTCCTTGCCTGTACTATCCTTGAGTTGGATCTGTTGCTTGACCTTAGTGTAACGTGACAGGGCCAGTGCTTTGTTCTCAGTGATCTGCTTGATGTTCATACCTGAGGAGGCTTGAACGTACCGTGCAGCTACACGCACTGCCTTCTCCTCGTTTGTGAGGATCAAACACCTAGCACCCTGATGAGCGAACCCATTAGGTGCAGCAATGAGTGACGCATGGAAGGTAGTCTTACCTGTGTTAGGACGTGCGCCTACCATAACTAAGTGACCACCACTGATACCCTCGACACGATCACGTAAGCTAGGGATGTTCATCTTCCATTGTGTCTCAATCTGGATACCCTCAAGGATAGTGTCCAACTCAATGTCCTCGAACTGGATGTTGAGGTTAGGTGTGAAGTCATCCTTGTAGTCCTCGACTAGCTTGCGTAGCTTCTCTAGGTTGTTCTCCTCTCCGTTAACATAGTTAAACCCTAGGTTAGTTACTAACTCACCCACGTATTGCTGGAACAGGCGAGACAATACTTCAGTAGCAATATCCTCGTGCATAGGAGACTCACTCTCAATGCGCTTGAACAGGTGAGAGTATGCCTCCTTGTTAGCCGTAGTCATAGTACGGTTAGCTGTAAAGAACAGTGCCTCTAGTTCAGAGGGTGTGATGCTCTTTTCATATAGCGACATAGCCTGATCCAGAGCCTGCTTGATCTTACGCATGTCCTTAGTGAACAGCGCATCAGGACAACGCATACCCTTGTGGTTGTCGTAGAACTCTTTGTTCATTAGGTTGCGTAGTAATGCTGTCTCTGTCATGTTATTCGTCCTCTCTTGATCCGTAACGAAGGAACTCGTATACAGAAACGATAGCTGCCACGGGCCAACCAAGTGAGAACCATATGTGTGAGTTGGGTCTCTCAGGATCAGTCGGGTCTGTTACATTAAGCAATAGGATAGCAGCCAACGCATACATAGTAGCTGCCCCATATAGATATTCTATCATCGTGTGTCCTTTATAGGTTCTAATCTCCACATGCCTTCTGTTTGATCTAGTGAAGTGATTAAGTCTAGTAGCTGTTGATAAGATATTACGATAAGCTGGTAGCTTTTATAGGACTCATCGTACTGCCTGAGGTAAACCGTACCCTCATCAGCAAGCACCACCTCCAAGTCCTCAAACTCATCATGCTCGTCCATACTAGTAACGATAGCAATGTCATGCTCAAACTCAACGCTGTACATCTGGCTGCTCCGCTACAAGTATGTTGACGTGTGCTACGTTACCCTCAACACGAGTGATAACATACTCAAGCCCTGCCTTGGTTAGTAACAAACGTAGTTGACCTACAGGTATCATGCCGTGTCCTTTCCATCCATATGTATCAGACGATCTAAGTACCACTGTGACTTGAGTAGATCCTCTTGCTTATTCTTGTAACGCCAGCGGTGTAGATACTTAGCTATGTTACCCCGTAGGTAGCCAATGTATTCCTCTTTAGTTAGGAAGTCTTCGATGTAATCGATACATTCTATCTTACCCTTACCGTAGTGCGCTGGGCTGTTCACGTTATCAGCTGTATGTTCAGCCATTACGCTACCCTTAAAGTCTTCATGCTCTTTCATCAAGCGTTTCCATTCACTGTTTATCATTACTCTTCCTCCAGACAAAAGCCACACCACGTGTCTCTACTAGCATTACCACAACTGACACACTTGCGCCACTTATTCTTTTCTTCACGATCCAAGGATGCCTTACGTTCCTCTGGTGTCATAGGTCTGATGTCACTAAAGTCTGCCTCCATAGGCCACTCATTGTCTGTCACGGAGTACCTCCTCATACTTGAAGAACAACTGCTCAAACTTCCATTGGTATAGCTGTTGCATACCCATCAAGGTGTTCATCATTTCATCCTCAGTAGGCTCACGTTCACCATCACCTATCTGCCTAAAGATAACCTGTAGGTCATCGCATACATGCCAGCAGTCCATTATCATTGGCTCTAAGTCATACAGTTTAGCCATCATCATTCTCCGTTAATGCATCCCACGATACAGGGAATAGTTCAATCATCTTGTGGTCAATCTGTCGTGCTACCTCTCGTGTCTCTGCCTGTGTGTCAGGCTTGCATCGTAGGTTACACATATCAGCGAAGGCATCCAAGCTACCTGACCAGTACCACTCAGTCATAGTAGACTGTGGTAGTTCCATACGGGCTTGCTCAGGTGCTACACCGTGAGCTAGTAGGTCT